AATTCAGTGTAGTGCATTTGCTTTACTTCACCAAAGTAATAACAATCAGAGAAATCATTCTTCTCTGTATAGCTATGTATCCAGTTAGCTGGGTCAACATACTCTACCCTTAATCCATCATTTACTAAGAATGAATGCTTGACAACAGACACACCCAATGTAACAAGATCATAATCTACTAACTTTCTTAGCTCAGGATAGTCATTCATCTCAAGCACTGTATTGATGGCTACCTCACTAGCAATCTCTATACTTGGCTTGTACTTAAGCTGCATATATAGCTCAAGCTCCTCGTCATTTTCTGGTAAGTCTTTTGGATCAACATTAAAAGCATTAACTCCAAACTGCTCTTGAGTCATTGTCAAGAAATCTTTGGCTATCATATCAGCCTCAATCATTTCTTGAAATATGTTCTTCTTCTCGGCAGACATAACGTCTTGTGCCTCTGTTCTAATTTCAAAAAGTCTGTCAGACATCCCGTTTACAACAACGTCAACAAACTTAGGTATAATAGGCACTGGAGTCCAGTCTAAGTTCATCATAGACATATCTCCGTTTATAGCAAGTTCATCCTTATATTTTTGTACTGGCTGTTGACCTCTAGCATATAAACGTAGTCTGTGGTATTCTCCCCACTGATCATAAAACCTACACGTATTATTTTTTCGCTTGAACCATTCTCCTTCAATGGCCTTACCAACCTTTAAGCCGTACTCATAAGTTTGTTTTTCTTCGTCCGTTACCATTTGGCTAGGAAACGGATTCTGATATATTACAACAGATGGTTTTTCCATTCTATTCTATAATTTTGCTGTGACTGCCCTGATTATTATATCTTACAAATTTAATACTAATTTTTGATTCTTTTCTCTCAGGAACAAACATATGCTTTCTGTTTGCCATAATAGCTAAACCAGAACTAATTGACGCATCGTGTTTTGTCCTGTTTGTTGGGTCAAACCTGGCCCAATCTTCTAGTGTTTTGTTAAAGTACATGGACCCTATTGCATCATTATCTCTGTATGTCCCTTCTGTATCAAAACCAACATACTCTTCTATGTATGATTCAATACACGAAGCATGAGCCTGTCTAACGTCTTCACTAGAGTTTGGTATTCCACCTATTTCTATTTCAGTCTTAGATAGTTTGCCCAAGTTCTTGTCTGGCCTATTCATCGAGAAAGATCTGTAACCTCTATTCTTAAAATGATACAATAATCTAGCCTTATTATTTTCTGCTAATATAGGCATTCCATAAAAATGACAAGCCATCAATACATCCTCAAAAAATATCTCAGCCGTCTGAGGTCTTGCTATATACTCTAAAAAGAATTCATTTGTTGGACCATCAGACATATGAAACGTTGTCATACCATGGAGAGCACCGTTAGAACCACCTCCTCCAACAACACCCGATATGTCATAAGGGTCACAGCCAAATGCTCCCATGTGTTCGTTTGCAGGGTACTTCTTTCCATTCTTTACTATTACGTTATTTCTTAAGTGTGGTTTGGGTATCCAAGATACTAAAAATCTTCCATTCTTGTCTGGAGTCCATATAACCTCGCTATCTTTTTCTCCATTTTTCCAGTGAAAATATCCTCTAGTCAAGAACTTTTCTTTTATCAAAGAATCATTATAATCAATCTGCTGGTATATCTTTGTTAAGTTAAATATAGATTGCTTTGATTCATCTCTAAATGCATGTGACTCTGTTCTTGGAAACTGCCTATAGAATTCATTTAAAGCGTCTGAATCAGACTTTAATGCGTTTACCTCGTTGTTCCACCATGTTATAACTCCTGTGCTTATTGTTTCTCCATCTATACCTTTTATTGGCTTTTCTGGATTATCAAATACTGGCCAACCATACTCGTCTATGTAACCCTCTACGTTCCACTCCATTGGTATAAACAAAGAGTATAAACCACTTTTAGTTTGTTCATTAGCTGATCTTGTAGATGGATTACTATCGTTGTATAGTTTCTTAAAGTTCTCTCCACCTTTTGGCAAAGCATTTGATGTTGATCCCATCATACACTTACCTATAATCTTAGCACCAAGCCTTAAACATGTCTTGGTAACTCTCCAGTTATTTAGTATATTCTCTGGTTTTTCCCATTTACCACTTTCATCATGAACTAGCAATAATAGTTTCTCACCATCGTAACTGTTGTCAGCAGTATTTTTCCAGTCTATGGTTGTGTCCAGACCTTCGATATCTTCCGTCTTTTCTTCGTCCATATTCTTCCTAGTAATTTTACTAGCAGGAACCCTAAAAGCCAATTCAGTCTTAGGATTATCCATACCGTCCTGAATAGGTTTGAAAAAAAACGGGTAATTCCTAACGATTGGAACCACCTTGTCCGTAAACATTTTCTTTGCATCGCTACCTGTTTTTGATAATATACCAATTCGAGAGTCTCGAACTATTGTTCCCGTATTACACGATTCAGCAGAACTCATAAAAGAGAATCCAGAACGCCTGTTCTTTAGGTAACACATACCAAAAGATCTGTTGTCAGCCTTACACGCTTCCCAGTATATATAAAATATTCTGTTAGACTCTCTGAAGTCTGGTAGACCTATATCTATTTTGGTCCACTGTAAATACATGTAGTGCGTTCCTGTAATGTATGTAGGTACATTATTGTTTATAAACCAGAATCCGTTTTCTCTCCTTTCAAATTCTTGTTCTATATAATCTACATACTGTATCTTGAACGCATTATCTTTCCTGTTCCAATCAAATATTGTTTTTATTTTTTGTAGCTCTTTAGGATACTCATTTGCTGACCACTTGTTTCCTCTATTATCTACTTTATCTGGAACTAAAGGCAATGCAATCTTTACCCCATTTATATTATATATGTCACCTATGGTTCCATCTTTAGATATAACAACGAGGTCATAGTCTTTATTATATCCGTACTCCCAGTTCTTTCGTTTGTTTTTATTTACAACTATGGACTTACTTACATAATCATCAAGTACTATATATAGATTATTTTCCATTTTTTATTTTTGCCCTACCTTCAGCAAATCCAGACTTACCAAAATCAACTTGAGCAACTACTGGCTGAGTGTCTTTATTTTCTTCTTCGTCAATCTTACCAAGCATATATAAAGCATCCTCGAATGCTAGTCTCTTGGCTGAAGCAGCGTTCTTAAGTTTGTCGGCAGAAACGTCATCCTCTGCGTGTGTAATTATTGGCTCTCTTAATACCTTTATTAACTCATCCACCGCTACCTTTGCAGCCTGTATTAATTCTATCTTTTTAGACATATGTTCTTATTATACATTCTATATAATAAATCACCTTCGATCCTAAATTCGTATTCGCTATCTGGAGAAAACGATACAATATCACCTTTTGAAACATCTTGCAATTGTTCGTTAAAGTATACTAACTCACCCCACAATTCTTCCCTAGACCCTGTAGTTGATATTATTTTATCTTCGTTTGGTATGGGTCTAACAAAACAATAAGGATAGGTTGCATTCCATTCGCCACCAGATTCTCTATAAAGAAATAACTGATCATTCTCTATAATGAAATAATCATCAAACAAATGATGCCAGCTACTCTTTTGGTTGCCCTTCATATCATAATAAAACTTGAAAACATTATGATGAACAATAACCTCGTATCCTGGCTTTATTGGGCCATTGTAACTTATAGGAACAGATACTATAACACCCATTCTATTAGACACTGTATGGTCTTCCTGAGAAGAACTTATTACAAAGTCAATGTCACCATACTTGCGTATGTTGTCATAACGCCTATCATTATAAGGTTTGACTATAAAATGATGTGGAGACTTCATTAGAAATCTATGTTGTACTCAATAGATAATGGCATTGAACTAGAAAAACTCTTCCACTTTACAATCTCTTTGTCTTGATTTAATATGTATATTGATATAGAGTTATCTGTCTCCATTAATATAGTATCAATAGTGGCACTACCTCTCAATACATCTTGACCAACAACATAGTGCATTGACTTCATGTAATCAGGACCAACAGATATTTTTCTAATTATATTCACCTGTTTGAAGATTAATTTTTACGTCTCCGTATTTTGAAACTAATTCATCTTGAAATTGAGATAAATCAAATGCAGCAGTCTCTAGGTTCGCTAGTGATGACATTTTTTGACTCTTCATTCTTTCAAATGAAACCTCAATGTCAGCGATTTGAAACTTAAGATCTCTGTAAGTTTGGTTTAAAGACCGTAACTTATCTAGCTCTTCTTGAGCTAATTTTTTTTCTTTTGCCATTTTATTTAATTTTTATTTGTTACAAAGATAAAGAAAATTCGTTACATAGAGATATACCAAGTAGTATCACTATTGTTATACTGAAAACATATTGGAGTATTAGCAGATAAACCAGCTGGAGCTCCTACGATATTTGCTCCAGGAGTTACCCATGTAGTAGTAGGTCTGTTATTTGTAGACATAATAACATACTTTAAACCATCAATGTTTGCACTGGCAGTAGGAAGAGTAATTGCAAAACTAGCTCCAGAAATACCAGTAAAGTATGTATTAATGTTTGATATTGTAGCAGTTGTCAAGGTGTTTGTAGTAACAACAGATGGAGCCTGAGTTAAGTTAAGTACATCCTGCACTTTAAAGTTAACAGTGTCTCCTGTTGAGTTTTGAGTACCAAACAATAAGTCATTTACGCTTGGTGATTGTGCTTGGTAGTTTCCTGTTTTCATCGTCCTTGTCCTTTATATTTTTTCTTATAGTTTTTAGATGCCTTTAGACCTGATGTTTTAGTCTTAGCATGAACACCTGGTCTAGAGACGTATCTCTTCTCGAATGTTTTAACTTCTAATGATTTCTTGCTCATCTGTTTCGAATTGTAAAGTTAAGAAAAGTAATTGAATAAAAATTTCTGTACACATCTATGTCAATGCAAAATACACGTAATGGTCCTGCTATAAGCCTAATGCTAAAGAATCCCCATATTTCCTTTAGCCAATGACTTTTAAACTTCATAACTCAAGTAGAGTATAAGAGAACTTGTTTCCATGAATCTTAGCGGCCTTTTTACATATTGACATAAATTCATTGAAATCTTTTACTCTCTTGAAAACTTGACATCCTTCGCTCCAGTTCTCTACCCATGTGCTGTCAGTACCTGCCTTGTGGATGTTAATACCAAAGATACCCTTGTCGGTTTTCACCTCATCGAATTTTAGATCTCTGTTGCCATCCCTCCATACAGTTACCTCTCCAAGCCTCTGGCATAGTGCATCATATTTGCCCTGGTGTTTATCGATGCACCATGTAGCTCTATATTGCCCAGGTACCAATCGAGCCACGCCTTTTGCATTGTGATATTGCTGTACACCTTTTTTGCCAGGGTCCGTGGTTGCGTTCCAACAATAGAACTGCCAATTACCAGAAGCATCTTTAAAAGATATTGTTATGTAGTCATCAAAAACGTTGGTAACTTTGTCAGCCACACTGGGGGCGTTGTTGCGAACTCCAACGATGTTAACATCATATGACTTGTTAGCATTGTCTTCAAACCACTTATATCCTTTTGATTTTACAATGCTTTCTATTTTTTCTCTAGTATACATAATTAATTTTTAAATTCGTTTAAATCGTTTTTTGTTCTAGTTAAAAAATCTTTAAA